ATTTTTACACCATCGAAAGTAAGACCGCCACCGTTGTACCATTGTGTACCTTGGTTGTCTACCCCTGCTGCTCCGATTGTTGCTTGGAATCCTCCTAATGCTCTTACATAAGCACGAGCAACGTTTTGAGAAACATAAATAAATAGGTCTTCAGAAGTGTAGATTGTAGAGTTGATAGAATCTACTACTAAACCTAATTTCTCAATAACATTTGCTGCCGTTACAGCTGCTCCTGCACCTACGTCAGTTACATCTGCATCAGCTAACATTAATTCTTTAAATCCTGCAAAGTCTCCGTTTGTTGCAGCCGCTCCGTTCCAGATAGATTGTTCTGTTCTTTGTGCAACTTTAGCAGCAACGTGTCCGATTAAGAAATCTGCAAATGAAGGAGGAAGTGAATCAAAGGCAGAAATTCCCATTGATACTGCATCCCAATCTGATTGGAAATCTTTCTTACATAACTGTAAGTTTACTTGTTGTGAAGTTGGCTCTAAAATTCTTTCAGTTAGAGTCAAAGTAGAAGTAGGGTCAAAATCACATCCTGCGTCTTTTACAAGACCGTCAGTAGATACTTTCTTAATTACTTCTTTAAATTTGATGTTTGGCTTAATAGAAATTAATCCATTGTCCAAAGTTGAACCGCTTAAAAGTGCAGCAGAAATGTACTGTCCTGCAAATTCCCCAGCGTAGGTAGTTGTAATGCTAGTAGTTGTAGCCATTTTGTTTTAGTTTTTAAATTTATTAATTCTTTGGAGAACTCTATCCATCGTGGTAGTTCCTCCTTTTTGAGAATAAAGGTTTAACGCCTTATCCGCATTTGCTTCAGGGTTATGGTTTACTTTTTCAACACTTGAAAGTTCTTCCTTAACTTCTTCGACAATATTTTCAACAGTCTCTTCAACTGATAATTCGTCTTTCTTTTCAATCATTGCTTTAATCTCGTCAATCATAGACTTAACCTCTGCAAGGTCTTCTTTAGTTGCGTAGGACATTTCTTCTTTTTCCTCTTCCGCTGCTTCTACTTCTTCCTCTGCAGGTGCTTCTTCTGGTGCTTCCTCAACGGCTTCGCCAATAGATTTAATGATTCCCTCCTCTTCGATAATCAATTCCTGACCATCCTCAAGTTTGTAGCTTCCGATTGGAAGTGCTACCCGCTCGTCTTCGGTTACAATAAAAACTTCTTTACCTTCGGCAAACTCTTCTGCTTCAATGATAGTTCCGTTCTCTAATGCAGCCTGTGCTAATTTAACTTCTTCGGATAATTCTACCCCAAGTGTTTCTTTGATTTTGTTTAACATATCTGTTGCTTTCATATTTATACAATAAAATTAATATTCGTTTGTTACGTTTTTATGCTTTCTTTTGGATAATAAACCATTCAACACCATTAGACCAAACCTGAATCCCCTCGTAAGCCTTGTTTATTTCGTAGTAAGCATTTGCACCATCTAGATTTTGAGAACCGAAAGGAGTAATTCTTGCCTTTGTGGCGTTTGCAAATGTAGAATCTGTAATAAATCTTTTTACTCTATCTATATTTTTGGCAGCGGTTGCATCTGGAAGCGTTAAAACCATAGTACCATTTCCACCACTCCAGCTCAATAGAATCAGTTCAGACTCATCATAAGTAGAAGCGTCTAAGTCTACCGTTTGACCTAAACTTACAGTTAATGTAGTAGGCTCTAAATGATTTACAACGTAATGCTGTACGTTTTGTAAGGTTGTTTTCTTAGTAGTTCCGCCTTGTACTATTGGCAAATCCTCTGCTCCTGTAATATTAGAAGCACTAACCAACGTTAATTGTGATATTTTTTTATCTGACATTATAAAATTATTTTACTATTATTTTCTTGTAACATTCTACCACCACTTTCCAAAAGAATTAAATAACTACTTTTAGTTATGTTTCCTATTCCTTGTGCTTGTAAAGTTCCATCGCAACACTTACGAGAATATTTATTATCCTTGCATAAGCAAGCACGTTTATCGTTTTGTGGACTAGGTATTCTACTCATCTTTAAAAAGGTCTTTTAATTTTGATAGTAATTGTTCCGCCTCTAATTCAGCTGATTGTTTTACAGGTTCGTTAGGTCTCTCTAATTTATCTGCAAAGTATCCTTCAATACTAAATCCTTTTACTTTTCCGCTTTTAACATAATCGTTCCATACGTCATCGTTTTGTACTTTCATTGAAAGCATCCAAGTTCCGATTGGTACATCTAAATCATAGAATCTTGTTTTATCTTTCTCGTCTTCTACAATCCAACTTTCAACCGCAGTCAATCCTGTTAAAGGCATTTGGTGTTCTAGTGTTGAGTTGTTTTGATTGCCACGTATAAAGAATAGTTCAGATGCCTTGCGTACCGTATCCTTTGAAAAGTATATGTAATATTCGTTCTCATCGTTCTTACGATATATAGGTTTATTAGGAATTAAAGCCGCACCCATTAGAATACGCTTCTCTTTGTTCACTTCTGCAAACTTAAACTCTTGGTTTTTCAATGCAATAAAGTCGCTTTCAATTGCAGGGGATTCTACTATTGATACAGCTTCTATTCCAGAAACCTCATCCTCTTCGTCTATAAATAATTCTATTATGTCCATATTAATACAATATCTTTTTAGTGTTTTTGTTATCCTATTGAAGCACTTTCTACAATATTTCTATCTAATGCTTGTGCATCGCTCACCTCATTACTCACTACGTAGGCTTTTACAGGCTGTTTCTCGTCTTGCCCTATGGATTGTGCCAATTGATTTGTTTCGCTCGCTCCTACCACATTAAACACAGGCGGTGCTGATGGACTTGTTGCTCTTCTTGGTGCGGAAATACTAGAACCGCCACCTCCTTTACCTCCAGGCGTTTTGACAGACGTTATTTGTTTAACAGTTGCAATACCCGAAGAAATTGCTGCCGCTGCCGCTATACCCCCTAAAACAGGTCCTACTATTGGAATACCAGCTAACGAACTAAACGCAGATTGTGCTCCTTTATACGTTTCAATGGTTGTTTGTGCTATTGCTGCCGCCTTACCTGCTGCACTACTCTCTCCTAAAAGCCCTGCAAGGTTACCTAATGTATCTGAAGCAACTGATAATTTTTGGTCAGATGTAAGTTTGTCTATTTTTATCTCATCTTTTGCAGCCCTTTTCTTTAAATCCGAAGTTATATCCCCCGTTTTTATTGTAGCTTCTTCTTGTTTGCCTACACTTTTGATTAGTATTTTATCTAATGTATCTCTTTGAGTTTGGAAACCATCAATTTCTGCTTGTCTTTGGTCCACTAAAGCCTTGTGCGCCGCCTGTTCTTCTCTTATAGCACCTACAATTTGAGCCGTAACTGTTTTAGCTTTCATTAATCTAGCGGTATCTAGGTTAATTAACTCTGCTTTTAATGTTGCTTCAGCTGCAAGGTCTTCGGCTGAACTTTCACTTAAAGTATTTTCTTGTTGTTTTATTTCAAGTCTAATTTTAGCGGCTGAAATTTCTTTATTTGTTATTTCTTCGTCTATTGCTGCGGCTTCTTTTAAGAAAGCTATTCTTTGACTGGCTGTAAATTTTTCTTTATTTGCTGCTTTATCTAATAATTCGGCTCTTTGTTTATTTGCTTCGGCTCTATCTACCGTTAATTGTCTTTCAATCTTAGTCAGCTCCGCTTGTTTATCTGCTAACTCCCCTTGTAATGCTATTTCTTTTTTGGTTTCTTCACCAAAGTTTTTCATTCTATTGGTAGCCTCTTCAAATGATTTGGCTGCATCATCAAGATTTCCACTTAAAAGAGAAAATACGCTTTGGCTTAAACTATAAAGTATATCGGTTACATTACCAGCAACTACTCCTATTTGAGAAAGCACTTTATTAAGTTTGTTAGCACCTTCTTCGCTATTGCCAAAGTTAGCGGCTAACGCCCCAACGGCTACAACAAACGCACCTATCCCAGTTGCAATAAAAGCAACCTTCATAGCTTTTAAACTTACGTTTCCAGTTCTAATAGCTTTGGTCATTTTCATAAAACCAGTATAACCACCGCCTGTAACTTTATCTATTGCAGTACCAAAAGCACCCATTTCTTTTTGAGTTTCTTTTGAAGTATCACCAATATCTTCAACGCTTTTATCCACCTTCTGCAAACCCTTATCCAGACCTTTTAAGTCTTTTTCGGCTTTGCCAGCATTTACTTCTATTTCAATGGTTTTTACAGTTGACATAGTTCTAGTTTTAAAATTTTATATCCTTCTTTGAATGTTTCGGGTAGTTTGTTTTTACCTAATGCGATGTGAGTTAATTCCCTAATTTGCTTTTCCCTTTTTGCTATCTCTAGCATTTGTAAAATATTTTCTATCATTTTTATATAGTTCTTATACCATTATCAGCGGTTACTAATGTAGTGTCTAC